CCTCTGTTGGCCCATTCAGCAAATAACAAGTTAAGAGAGCGTCTTGCGGTTTTTAAGTCATACCCGCTACGCATTTCTGAACCTGCACGTTCAAACGCTTCTTCTACTATCTCGTTTAAATCAAGATTAAACGCCGTTGTTGTTGAAGTAGCCATTACGCATGGAACACTGTCATGGTTAAGAATGTTGACACGGTATACTGTATATAAATACCACTTGTAAACACCACGCCCTCGTTAGGTATTGTTACATCTCTTGTTGCATCAGCGTCACTAACAGAATTAAGTTTCATAATACTTGTACCTGTTGGCGACGACGTAAGAAAATCAATCTCTCCCGCTGTTGCTGTGCTGGTTAGAAACATACCTTTTAGCCTGCTTCTCATTGTAAAAATAGCGTCGGCAGCTGAAGCATTGATTCCTGCTGATACGTTGCCTGCGGGGTTCCCTACGGCAGTAATACTTGCAATCGTCTTAAAATACTTACTACTTGTTGCTGTGCCTGCATTTGCACCTGTTACTGTTTCTGTTTGCGAATCACCGTTAACGTCCGTACCAACTACAGTAAATGATATCCCACTATCATTACCTGCAGAAAGAATAGTCACTAGCCTTCCGTGACTGAGTGTAACAGAACCACTGTCGGCTAAAGCGCCACCAATAACTAATGCCGCATTATTGCTAACAGACGCGGCTACTGATATGCCGTCTGCATCTAAGGCTACAGTGTCTGCGGTAATCGTTACTGGGATTACATCTGAATATTGACCCATAATTAAACCCTCTTAGACCATTCGGCCTTTAGTTCTGCCTCGTCTAGCAACGCCATCAATAGATTTCTTCTTGCTGACTTTTTTCTTTTTCTTTTTGACCATACCGCCTTCAGCCATCATAGGCATACCTGCGTAAGTAGGTACTTTGCCGCCCATATTTAACTTTACGCCACGACCTTTTAAAACATCAGCTCGTGTTACTTTACCATCTCCAGTTAAGTCGGGCATACCGCCACCTCTGTACTTCATGACCTTCCCGCCCATGTTGTACTTCATTTTTTTCATCTTCATGACTTACTCCTGCAATTAGGGGAGTTTTACCTCCCCATCGTGATTACAAATATTGGAATACAGCAATGTACTTAACAGTAGTTGCGGCAGTAGCCAAATCAGCCCCTATTGGGCGTAAAGTAACAAAAATGTCTCTTGCGGCTGCACTATATAAGGCTCCTGCAATAACAATAGCTTCAGAAGTAGCTGGGCCACCTAGAGGGCCAATACCTGCGGTAGCAAAAGCATTAGCTGCTTGACCGTGAGAGTTTTCAATAATGTACAGTGGTACGTTAGCTGTCCAAGTTACGGCAGCACCGCCATCATCTAGTAATGCTGTAGCAGCAAGAAGCTGTGTACCAGCAGAAGCTGTACCAATGAATATGTCAAGGTCATTGCCGCTAGAGCCACCTGTGACAATGTTACCAGCAGGATAAGCTATTAAATCTTTTAAGATAGTCCCCGCAGGTTGAGCGATTGTAACAATTGTATTTGTGTCATCTGTGACAGCAATAGTGCCTGTAGTCGCAGTAACGGCGATTAATTTAAGACTATCTGCAGCTCCAATAACAAGACCGCCAGTAGCAGAAGTGACACCTGTAATAGATGCAGCATCTGAATAAGTAGAGCCTTCTGTAATAGCTCCTGTGGTTGAATTTTTTGATATTTTAGTAAATCCGTTTTCGGATCGGACTGCGCCTGTAAAACTTGAATTAGCCATTTGACTAACCTCCTTATTAAAGGTTTCACCATAACGTCATAATAAGTGTCTGCTAGGGCAGTCGTTATAGTTTATAAAATTCCTAGTTATGTTGAGGGTACACAAAAAAGAAAAGGGGCACAAGGCCCCCTTTCATATACTTTAAAAGTATTATTAGGAAGATCCGGGCGAACCGAAGATTCCTAATGGGTCAGATACACCAAAGGAGTATCTTTCTCGTGCCTTATACCTAGCATTTCCGGTGTCAAAATCACCGTCCATAGACGTAGCCATTGGCGCACGAGTAAAGTGCTTCAGACCGTTAGGGACATCAGTGGTCAAGAACCAAGCATTTGTGTCGGTTAGGAAGTTGTTTACACTAAACCCACCCGGTACAACGCCCATTGACTTGATTGCGTTGATGTCGTTGTCTGCAGTACCAACTCTGTTGTCGGTCTTCATTAGTCGCTCGGCAACAAACATAAGATCCGCTGGGATAATAAGTTTGTTAGCTTTTGCAGCTATTAGAAGCCCACGCTCGTCAGTCCAGTTAGAGAGTTGAATGATAGCGGCTTCTAAAGAAGTCTCATTCAAGTCTGCGCCAGAAGACGGACGGTTTGAGTTAGTTCCACCAGAAACAAGTGGGTGATCTGTAGCGCAAAGCACTTTTCCGTCACCATACGTGTAACTGCTGTTAAAAGCTCGGTTTAGAACATTAGCTGCCTTAACCTGCTTTGTGTACGCCATCGCACGAGCTAGACCTTTGGTATATCGAGCAGAAAGAGAATCATAAAGGTTATCCTCTATGGCTTCTTCTGTAATCGAAAATCCCATCGCAATAGTTTCGTGTGTATAACGTGCTGTGTATGCTTCTTGAGCATTATCATACTCAATAGCTGAACCTTCAGCCTTTACGGGTGCTGCAGAAAAACCAGATAATTTCTGTTCTTCTTCAAACGCTCGCTCTGAAGTTTCGTTTTCATAAATTTCTTTATGCTCTTCACCATACCTGCTGTACTCAAGCCCAAAAAGAGCATTGAGACCGGGTAATAGCTCTTTGAGCATCTGCGCTCTACTTATAGCCATCTCAAATTACTCCTTTAAACGCCTGTAGTATTGCCGTATTGATGCCCAGCGTTCCACTTACATATAGCTTCGGTGTAACCACCAGAAGTATTGCGAGTTTCTTCAACTAGACTTACGACTCGTATAGGAAAAGTGTTAGTAGCCGCAGACGTATCATCAGCAGACACACGAGATACACCGTTAATAGTGTCTCCTGCGGTTTGCGTGATTTGTAAGTTTGCGCCTATGTCAGTTATTGCTAAAGAACTGATAACTACACCAGAAGATGTAATTGCAATCTTAAACAATACGTTAGGGTCATCAACAATGTATGCTACTGCATCCGTTGCTACTTGACTTGCAGGCCAATAGTTTTGAAACCGTGGCCCCATTGAAGCGTCCGTAAAAGAACACCCAACAAATATTCCGTTAGGAGTGCAAGCAGTAGTACCTGTATCTTTTTCTACAGTACCACCCGCAACGCCTTTAACGATATCACCCTGAAATATAGTTGTACCATATTCAGACGCAATACCTTTCTGGGTAAATCCCCCATTATAAGAGCGTTCGCCTACTAATCCTACGGGGACTAGGCCATAAGGCCCGTCAACGCTTGGATATGCCATTTTTAAGCTCCTTTGCTTATAAACAGAAAGTTAACGCGACTGTTTATCCCTTGCCAAAGTCTGTTTTCGTTTTGCGTTCATTGAACAGTGGCATACGAGGGTCTTGGTCACGCATAAAGTTATTATCGACAGATTCCATTACTTGCCCCGTTTTTTGGGAGTAATATTCATCTCTCTGTTTAGTAAGCTCCTCATCAGTTTTGCAGAGAAGCAGCCCACCTATCTCTATAGAATCCTCAAACTTACTGTCGTGGTCGGCCATTACCATAGCTTCTGGATGTTCAGATGCTTTTACAGGCTCCCAACCCTCTCTAAACTTAGCAGATACATTCTTAGCATCAGCAATACCTAAAGTGCTAGTGCGAACAAAGCGATAGGAATACCCATCTTCTTTGTTTATTTCAGGCAGTATCTCAGGAGCTTTCCATTGGTTTGGTCGTTCCTGTGTAGCGCGAGTTTCAACATCACGCTTAGTTCGATTTAATCGACTTTTTGGTTTTGTTTCTTCCATCACACTATCCTTCTAGTTTTAGTTTTTGTTTCACATACTCTTCAGGTGTTATCCCTAAACGATGCGACAGTCTAGCTTCAGAATCCGTTAAGACGTACTGTTTTGATT